ATCAACTTTTACATCAACTTGTTGTTCATCCATTTTAACATCAACTTGTTGTTCATCCATTTTAACATCAACTTGCTGTTCATCCATTTTAACATCAACTTGCTGTTCATCCATTTTAACATCAACTTGCTGTTCATCCATTTTAACATCAACTTTTTGTTCATCAACTTGTTGTTCATCAACTTTTTCATCAACTTTTACATCAACTTGTTTATCTAATTCTATTACCGGATGTATGTCAATATCAATATCAATATCAATATGTTCTTTTACTTCTATAATATTATTATTTAATTTTTTGGTTTCAGATTCATCTTTATCACTGCAAAATGATATAATACTCGCTGTATCAATATTATTAGTATTTAATTTAGATGTCAAAGCCTTTATTTTTCGTCTTAATTTTTTTATAATATTATTTTTATTATTAAGTTGTTTATTCATTGAAGTAATAAAAGAAACTCTTTTAAATTGGTCCATGTCTATTTGTTTAATATTCAAATTTTCTTCTCTAATATTTAATTTATTTTCCCATATTATTAATTCTTTTGATTTTAGTTGATTTTTTTCTACATTAAAATCAATATCCTCAATTTTAGTTAATAGGTCACCATGGATAGTTTTTATAAATAAATCAATTGTATTTTTTAATTGTGTCATTATTTAAAATAAACTTAAATATTCTTTATATATTTATGTTCATTTATTTTTCATTTCAATTTTTTTTATAAAAATGATTTATTGATTTATCAGTTAAAGTTTATAAAATAGATTTATTGATTTATTGATTTATCAGTTGTGAAGGAGGTATGATTGTAACAAAAATTGGTTTGATTCATCTTATACTTAACGTTTCACGCTCTATTAGTTCTATATCATTCCTAATATTGATTCTAAATTTTCTATATCATTGGGGTCAATAGATAATAAAGTTTCTGAATATGCTATATCACCCGGAAAAATGGCATGTAGGTTTTCCGGGGAAAACCCATGATCTTGTGGTGCAAAATATCGTCCCTTTTTAAAGTCTTTACGTGAAAACACATTACGGTTAAAAGGAATACGAGTAGGGCGTGTGATATTTTTATCAGGTGGATGTTCTAAATTATATATAGCTATTTCTCGTAAATAGTCAGGATTAATCCAAAGACTATCACCCGTACGTTCTTTTAAAATTAACATTTCATCTTGAATTTGTTCTTCGGTGGGGTCGGAATAGGTGTGCTCGGTATAGGTGTGCTCTTCTATAGCTTCACTATCAGCGGCTGCTGCTCCACTATCAGCGGCTGCTGCTCCACTATCAGCGGCTGCTGTTCCACCTATTAATTTAATATAATTATTAAGTATTTTTTTTCCTATTTTTCCATAAATAGATACTTTTCTACCAGTTTTGGGATTTATTATTTTTTTATACATTTATATACTAATATAATATTTTAAAACTGGTTAAATTAATAAAACTAAAATTTTTATTAATAATTTTAAATAATTACATTTCATTTTATAAAAGTATTTATAAAATTTTATTAACTATCATATTATTTAAATTATTCATAATATAACCAGAACCAGTATTAACTTGATTTAAAGCAATATTAATATAATTAAAAATTTCATTATTTATTTGTGTTTTAGTCATATCTTTTAATATTGGGATATTATTTTTAAAAGGTTTAATTAATTCATTATATATTGTATCTTCATTTTCGAGAAAGTAAAATGGGTTATTGACAAATTTACTTATTATTGGTTTAATATTTTTAATTAATACTAAAAATTCAGTCATATCCATATTTTTAAGATATGGTATTGAATTCTTTGATGGTATAATTATTTCTTTTATAAAAATATCTACATTATATAAAATTTTTGGATTATTTAATATAGCTGAAAACATTGTTCTATATTTTGTAGAATTTTCAGTTATAGTTCTTATAACATTATCTGCAGTCTGACATAGTCCTGAAATTTTTGATAAGCTTTTATTTATTTTAGATACAAATTTATTAGCAGTAAATAAATTAGTTACAATTGCATCTACAATATCAGTAAAATATGGAATCGCGGATAAGGATGATACATACGCTAAACCATATTGCTTTCTTGATAAATTAAAAAACATTCCTATAAGATCTGTTCCATTTTCAATTATATATTCAATCGGTTGTTCAAGTATATCCATAGGTAATGCTATAGCGGAAGCGAATGTACCAACTATAGGTACAGCTTGTAAAATATCTAATATTATATCAATAGCTAATGTTACAGAAGAACCTGCACTGTCCATAAGAACATCGAAATTATCAATCATAATACCCATTAAATCTAATGGGATTTCAATAATTTGACCAACTATTGGTAAATTTTCCATAGACCATAATGGGAAAAAAATCCAATTAATCATAAATTTTCCCATTTCACCCAATTCACTTACAGATTTGGGCATAAAATGATTAATCATATTAAAAGATTTAACACTATTAACATTTAAATATTCTTTTAATTTAATTTTTTTTAAATTATTATTTATACTATTATTTAGATTTTTAAGTTGTTGGGCTGAATTATTAAATATTTCAGAACCACCGGTAAAATTGTTAGTAGATTTTTGATTTTTTTTATAAGAATATAATTTATTATATAATTGTACTATATCTTTACTATTATTATCTAATATTTTTTGTGCTATCTCTTTATTAATAATTTTATTTCCATATGGATCAGTTTGATTTGCTAATTTATCTATTTTTTCATTTTTTGTTAAATTACTTTTAGAAATTAAATAAAATTCGTGAATAAGTTTATTTAAATAATAAGCATCTTTAACAAATTCAGAGTTATTAATATTTATTTTTTTAAATTTTTTATTAAGAAAATTCGAAATATAATTCATTTTTATATTTAATCTTTTTATATCCATTATTATATATATTAGATTAAATTATATCAATATTAATTACTGTATTATATAAATTAATAATTATTATATAATTATATTATATAATGGAAATTTGTAAAGTATCTATATTATTAGCATATTTAGCAAGTACATATATTATAGCTTCATTTATATATCTTTTAGTAACTATTAGTTTTGGAACACCTTTTAAAAATGCTTTAAATAAATACCCAGAACTTAAAAATATACGAACAGAATCTGCTAAAAAAAGAAAACTGACATTTTATTCTGGAATAGTTATATCAATTATCCTATTATGTATATTTAGACCATTTCAAAAATGTTAAATAAAATAATACAATTTTAATTATTATACAAAATAATATTATATAAGTATATATAAGTATAAATATGCACCCTAAATATTGTTCACCAAAAAACTCTAAAAATAATTATTCATGTTTTGATAATAAAACACTAATTGAAGTTGCTATAAAATATAATAAAAAATTTAAAAATAAAATAAATATTCCTAAAAAAATTACAAAAGCTAATAAAGAAAATTTTTATAACTCACTTAAAAATAAAATAAATAAACTTACAGGATGTGAACAAGAATATTGTTGGTTAAACTCAAAAAAAACCGATATGTTTAAAGAACAAAAATTTAAAAATAGTTTTAGACCACAAAAACCAAATGAATGGAATAATAATAAAAACACCTGGCTTTCAACATCTGATATTGATATGGTATTACACCAATATACCGAATCTAATCCAGATTTTTATTATATTGGAGCTGTTCCAATTGATTTTGATAGCCAACATTCATTGTTCACGAATGATTGCGTTTCAAATGAATTATGTAAAATAAATATAAAAAATTTATATTTATCTGGTATTCGAAAAATAGGAACTATTTTTAATTTAGATAAACATACGGAACAGGGTAGTCATTGGGTATCAATGTTTATAGATCTTAATAATGGTGGTATATATTATTTTGATTCATATGCTAAACCACCATCAATTGAAGTTAAAAATTTAATGGAAAGAGTCCGGAAAATGGGAAATGAGTTAATTTATAGTGGTATAATTGATATAAATCAAATGGATAATGAACACAGTACGGAAGCAAAATTTGAAGAAATTGATAATAATAAAGCTTTAGTTTTAAAAATCGCAAATTTAAAACCAGATACGCCCACATTTTTTAAAAAAAAATCTAAAAATGCAAGTGTCGATGTTAATGATATTTTTAATATTAAATTTAACAAATCAATAAATAATAAATATAATGTTATACAAATTGATAGAGAAAATGAATTTAAAAATAGAGGAATTATTGTTCAAAAAGGGTTTAAATTATTTTATAATAATATACAATTTCAATATGGTGGTTCGGAATGTGGAGTATATTCAATTTATTTTCAAATAGAATTATTAAAAGGTAAAACTTTTTATCAAGTTATTAAAAATATAATCAATGATGATGAAATAAATAAACAACGAGATTTTTATTATAGACCTAATAAATAATAAATATAGACCTAATAAATAATAATTATAGACCTAATAAATAATAAATTTGATATATAATATTTCTATTTTTATTATATAATAAAAATGAAACTATTAAATAAACCAATTGGAGTAACATCAAATGAATTTATTCATAATTTAAAAGAAAAGGGAATATTAAACAAAAAATCATGTTATTGTGGTAGATTAGATCCTATGGCAAGAGGAAAAATGTTAATTTTGGAAGGCGATGAATGTAAAAAAATGCCTGATTATTTAGGAAAAGATAAAGTATATGAATTTGAATTAGTATTTGGATTTTCAACCGATACTGACGATTATCTTGGTCTAATTAATAAAATTAATTTAGATAATAATACAATAGATAATATTATTAAAAATAAATTACAAAATAAAATCAATTTTCTAATAAAATCGAATACTCAAAAATTCCATAGTTATTCTTCATATGTTCTTCGTAAAAATGGAGTAAGAAGACCGCTATGGGAATGGAAAAAAATGGGTTTATTGGAAGAAAATGATATACCTATTAAAAATATTAAAATTTATAATTTAGATATTATTGATCGGAAATATTATTCCAAAAAATATTTCCTATCGATTTTAACTAATAACATTGCTAAAATTAATAAAAGACACAAATTTAGACAAAAAATAATTAAAGACCAATGGAATTCAATTTATAATGATTCTAATAATTTTATTATAGAATCATTGAAAATCAAAATGCACGTAACATCTGGATTTTACATTAGACAGTTTGTCAATGATTTAAAAAATCTTATTGATTTTCCTATTATGGTTTATGATATTAATCGTATCGATATTTAAAAAAATTTGTAGATTTTAAAATATTGATTTTATTAAATGAAATTAAATATTTCATAATTATTTTATTTTATTTAGATTCTTATGAATAAGCAATTAACTAAGCAACTAACTAAGCAACTAACTAAGCAACTGACTAAAAAATAATAAGCAAACGAGAAAACGATAATAAGCAACTATAATAAAGTTACATATCATTCTGTGTTAATATATAACCCCAATGTTGTAACGTTTGTCGAATTTTAGGACTTATTGTATCATCATCAAAAGTTGAATTATGTTTATTTATAAGATTTATTAATCTTCTCCTAAATCTACCCCTTGGACCTACAGTTCTTATCCATCTTTTAATTTGCCATTCATCGTCTGGACCTCTTTCACCCATATAAAAAGAACAATACCATTGAACCCAACCATATGGATGATGTTTTGTTATCCAATTTTTACATTCCCAATATTCTAAAGTTGTTCCAACCTTGACCTTATATTTATTAATATTTTTATCATAATCATTCCAACTACTAACTAAATTTTTTTTAGGTATATTTTTCCACCACGATTTTGGAAATTTTTTATGTTGATTATTATATTTTTTTTTCATAATTAATGAATAAATTGGTCTCCAATATGTGCCTCCAAAACTACCATTACTAAAAATTTCCCTAGGAGTTAAATTTGGTTGAAATTCCGGAAAATCCTCAAAATGAATTGTTTTATTTTTATCCCTTTTTCTTTTATTTTTGTTATTCATGATATATTATATTGTATATTTAATAAATATTTGTTCACAATTTTTTTCAATTCCATTTTCATTCCATATTCTTTTTATATTTAATTTATTATCTTCAATTTTTGCTATTTCTTGCCAAGAAATATTATTACCTTCCGCCTGTGTATGTATTTCACCTCCAACCATACTATGTTGTTTATAATAACCAAGATCATTTTTTTTCGTTACATTTGTTAAATCATAATCTTCTTCTGTTTTAATAAATGTAGAATCAATAACCCTTTTTATGATATTTACATTATCCGTTTTTTCAATTGATAAATCTATATAAGATGCTAAAGCCAGTTTTCGTTTTATCCATCCATATTTATAATAAGTTAAAAATTCACCAAAATTTATATTTTCTTGTAATTTCCATTTTCCAAAATAAGAATCCATTATTATATTTAAAGTAAATAAATCTTTAAATAATATTTACATATAAGGATTTCTTTAAAGTAGTATTTATGAATAATACCACTTTATTTTTATCTATTAAAAATATATTAATTAAATATAATTCTAACTTTGAATCAATCCCTATACAAGAAAATATTAATATTGTTAATAAAGCTTTTAATAATAATATAATTGTAATATTAACATCTTCCAGAAATTTAAAATTTAAAAATATAATTAAAACAGAATTAGAAATTTTTAATATTAAATATACACATATTATTATGGAAATCCCTGAAGGTCCGCGATTATTAATTAATTATAATGGACAATTAAATAATTTAAATAATTCATATGCAATTACATTAGATAGTTCTAATATAATACATGAACTGGATAAAATTTTATTAGATAAAATAATTAATTAATATTCCAATTTAATTTTTTGTATTATACTAGTTGTCGATATTTTATCATAATATCCTATATTAAAAAATATATTCATATCCATTGGTACTTTAAAAAATTCTTTTTGCTTATCTATATCTGTTTTATCCGAAAATCCATGTACTACTTTAGTAATTTTATTGTTAATTATAAATTCTTTTGTAATTACCAATGGAGCTGGAAAGATAACTTTATCTACATATTTTATAGATTCTATAATTTCTTTTCTATGATTTTCATTAATTATTGGTTTTCTTTTGTATTTTTCACAATCAGAATCAGATACCACTCCAATTAATACTTTATTACCTAATTTTTGACATTTTTTTAATGCTTCTAAATGTCCTTTATGAAATAAATCAAAAACACCATCCATATAAATTATTTCCATTTATAATTATATATAAATAAAAATACTTTAAATATTTTTAATATATAACCTACTAAAAATACTAATAAAATATAAACTATAAATCAATAATTGTCTTTCATATAAAAATGAAAAAAAAATGATATAAATACTAAATATTACTAAATTTATCCTCTGAGACGAAGGACCAAATGTAGAGTAGATTCTTTTTGAATATTATAATCAGAAAGTGTTCGTCCATCTTCCAATTGTTTTCCTGCGAAAATAAGTCTTTGTTGATCGGGTGGAATTCCTTCTTTATCTTGAATTTTAGTTTTTACATTTTCAATAGTATCAGTCGATTCTACTTCAAGAGTAATAGTCTTTCCTGTTAGTGTTTTTACGAAAATTTGCATATTTTATATTTTATATTTTATTATTTAAAAAAAATATAATTTTATTAATCAAATTTTTTTTAAATATATTTTAAATAAATACATATACAATTTAATGAGAAATCACGATAATTATGGTGGATTTGAATGTGGAAATCATAACACATTTAAAAAATTAGATACTATTATATCTAAATAAAATTTAAGCTAAATTATTCACAACTAAAACATTTTGTTGGTTGTCCTAAATTTGCATATTTTACACCATATTTTCTAGCAATATCTTTTTCACAATCAAAACATTTAGTAGGACGACCTAAATATTTTAAATGAGGGGGGAATTGAGATTCACAATCAAAACATTTAGTAGGCTGACCTGGGTAAATTTTGAAATTTTCTTGAGTAGAATATAAAGAGCATAATATAATTATAAAAAAAATTATTATTAAATAAATATTCATATTATATAATATTATGGAAGAAAATATTAATTACGAATTAAATATGATTCAATTAAAAAATAAAATAAAATATATAAAAAATAACAAATTATCATTAAATATTAAAATGAACTTACATCCGTGTAGTGGTAAAACTTTTTTTCATAATAATGTAAGAGGATTTTATAATGGTATATTTATAATTGATATTGATAAATATTTATTTTCAAATATTCGTAGATCAAGGAAATCATTATTACTTAAAAAATCTATTCTTCATACATGTCTATTAGGATATTATGAAGATCCTGTAAAAAATGATAATATAATTGATATTTCTATAATAATTTCATTTGGACAATTAAAATCAAATTTTAAATCCAGATTAAATAATAAATTACATGGATTTAATAATTTTGATGATATTATAAAATCCCGAAAACGATTAATAACCCAATCTAAATTATTTAAAATCCCTATATTTAAAAATATATTAGAAGCATTAAATTATATTATTAAGGTTTGGAATAATAAAATTTAAAATTTAAATATATTTATAATTTAAATGGATAAAAATATATTTTTAAAAAAAAATGAAAATATGGTAGGACATAAGCATTTTGAAAGAAATATGCAAATGTATAATGAAATTCACAAAAATAATGTATCATATATTGAACGACCACAATATTCTTCTAAATGTGAATCTAATTTAAACATAAATTTTTCAAGATATATGACTAATGGAAAAGCATCATTAGGCTATAATAATTTTAAAAATGAAAATAATAAGATTGACAATAAGATTGACAATAAGATTGACAATAAGATTGACAATAAAATTAATAATCAAAATAAAAATTTAAAAAAAAAATATTTAAATGAATCTATATTACCTCCTAATATATATCATAATTTTTCAGAATATACACGATTAAAAAAACATACAATAAATTACGATATTAATAGAAGAAATACTTATACTAATTAATGATTTTTACTACTACTAGTTAATGTACTGCTAGTTAATGTACTGCTAGTTAATGTACTGCTAGTTAATGTACTTCTAGTTAATGATGTTTTTTTACTAATACTGTAATATGAAATTAAATAACTATCAATAATCGATAAAAATAAATTAGATAAGGATATTGGAATATAAAAAAATTTACTATGATAAATGTTAGATTTAAGATTATATATATTAAGATTTGCTAAATTAAAAACAGCTATTGGAAATAAAAAACAAAATATTAAAAAAAAACAAATATAATTTAGATAAAAATTAAGTGTTCCAAATAAAGTACCATATCCTAATAAAAAATAAAAATTTTGTTCAAATAAAGCAAATTTCAACTTATTGTTGATATTTTTAATCCCGCATGTATAATCAAAACAATAAAAACTATATACAAATATTCCTAAAATAATATTAAAATAATATCCAATTATGGGAATATAAATTAATAAATTAGATATAAAATAAAACATCAATATAATTATACTATAATAAATAGTTTTATCTATTTTATCATTATCCGAGCTATAATTTATCACAGTATCTTTTTCTGACTTTATCACAGTATCTTTTTTTGAATTTGGTATTTTAATTAAATTAGCACTATAATAATTTAAAATATTATTAATTTTGTCAAATGTATAAATATAACTAAATATATTTAATGGTATATAAAATAATAGTGAATAAACTATTATAATAAAATATTTAATAAATAAATTATTAATAGTATTATTTAAAATATTATATAATAAATCAATAAAATTTAATAAAAAAAAATTTAATATAAATATTTTTAAATAATTTTTTAAAATATATTTATTTGTAATAATTGGAGGAAGTTCTACCAAAATTCTAAAATTATAAATAATTCCAAAAAAAAATAGAAATAAAAAGGTATATATTTTTTTAAACATTTAATTATAAATAATATATAATTAAATTTTAAGTCTTCATATTTAGTTACAGTAAGTAAATGTAAAGATTACAGATATTAATTATTTTCTAAAAAATCTCGGAACATTCGTATAGTGTCAATTGATATTTTACCACCATGTTGTAATGATGCTTTAACATTATGCGATACGGTTGAAACATCCGCATAACCATGTCTTTGATCTATTAATAAATCATTAGGTCCCATATTACCATCACTTCCTTCTATATAATCAACATCATTATGGCCACCATCTAATTCATTGTGGTGATTAATTTTACCAGATTTATTTTTAGAAGTATAACCGTTACCAAATTGATTAGTGGGCACACCAGATAAACTATTTCCTTCTGGGTTACCGGTATGAATATTATCATTATATAATGTTTTATGATCAACTCCATAATTAGAATTCCAACTATCCGCGAGACCCATTGAAAGATCTTTATTTGACATATAATCTGCGGTTTTTGTAAACATTCTAAATTGCGATTCATTCATCCCAGGTGAATTTACAGCGCCTCTTGACCTTTGAGAACTAACCCAATCAGAACCACCTCCATTCATTATTTGACTAGTATTACTTGTAGGGGGATTAGGATTACTATTACTATGTTCTGGAACAGTATCAACATATGTTTCATTATTTTCAGGATTAAAATATTTGGAAGGTAGTGAAACTCTACCACCAGATTGTTCTTCATTTATATACATATCATATATAACCATTAATATGCCCAAAGGAATAAGTGTATTAACACTTAAATTTGCGGCTGCTATTCCTGTAAGTTTTAAATAATTACCAATAAGAGCATCATCAAGTACTGGAATTTTATTTTTAATAAACGAACCACCGGATTGATCACTTTTCATAATATTTTTAACAGCACTTTCAAATAAATCTCTTCCCATAATTAGTGCAAGAGGAACAAGTGTAGTTGTTGTTAAAATTTTAATACCCATATATTTTAAATATAAATCCAAAATTCTATTATTTACTAACGATTTTGTAAATTTAGCTATATCTAAATTTCCCACTTTAATTCCACCACCGGTTGTTTTATATAAAGATTCATAATTAGTAACTATATCTTTAGCTGTTATAACATTATTAGTAGATTTAGTAGATTTAGTTTGATTACTCATTTATATAATATATATATATATATAAGTTATTTTATTTTATTTATAATTGAAATTATAATTTAAAACTAATGTTGGATAAATAATTCCATCAGATTTATTATCAGATATTATACAATCATTTAATAAACATGTTTTATTTCTAAATAAAACATCATTTTTTAATTTAGCCAATAAACCTTCAATAATTATATCATTTCTAAAAAATTTAATAAGCCCATTAGAGATTATTTTCATATTATAACATAATTCTAATTTAGATTCTATTATTACAATTTTTTTTGAATTTAATTCACTTTTTATTTTTAAACTAGAGTTAATAATATATGTATTATTAGCATTATTTATTTTGAATTCACATTTATTATTATTCGCAATAATTGTAGTATTTTTTATATTTAAATTATAACAATTATTAATTGAAATACCTGAATTTTCATTTAATTTAAATGATAAATTATTAAAATTTAATTTAAATATATTATTAAAACTATTAATATTACCAGATTGTGATAGTATTAATAAATTTTCTAAAATTATCTCATCTTTATTTAGTTCTAAATTGACATTAATTGATCCGTTAATTTTAACATGCAAATATTTCCCAATTAAATTTATATTTGGTTTAGTAATAAATATATTTTCATTATAAATTTTATTTGGATAAATTTCAATAAATATTGGTTGAATTTTATAAAATTCATTTTCTTCAATATAGTCTATACATTCTTGAATATTTATAAATTTATAATTAATACCAACAGAATATTTAAAAATTTGGGTTATATTTAATTTTTCAATAAAAAAATTTCCAAATTCATCAAATATAATGGAATTATTAATATTAAGTTTTCCATTTAAATTTAGATTACCATTTATATTTACATTACTAGTTTTATCTATACTAAAAATGTTATTTATTTTTAAAAAATTATTTCCTATACACTTTTTATTTTCAATAGATAAAGATCCACATTTTAATCCTAAATTGATATTATTATTATCTTTAAATTCAAAGGTATTTATGTTATTAGAATAATAAATACCTAATTCGTTATTGTTTTCGCTTTGAGAAATAATTTTCCAATTTTTATTTGATGAATTGCTTAAATCAAATAAAATACTATTACTTGTTAATACATTTTCTAAACTTTTATATTTAATTAATCCATCATTAACATACAGTTTTCCAGATATATACATATTACCATTAACATTTACATTATTATTTTTACAATCAATATCTATAATATCTAAATTATTATTACTAAATTTAATATTCAAATCAGATACAATTTGAATATTATCATTAATAAATATTCCAGAACTATTTTTATAAGATTTTAAGTTAAATTCACATGTATTTATATTAACAGATGAATTTTCATTACTAAAAAAATTTATATCTAACGATTTTTTTAAAAAATTAAAAAATATATTTTCAGTATCATTTCCAATTTCAATACTTTTTATTGATTTTATTTCAATTGAATTTGAATTTAATTTAATTTTGTTAAATGGTAAAATATCTATATTATCAGATTTAAAAAACATTCCACCATTAGGAGAATTAAAAGACATCCCACCGTTAGGAGAATTAAAAGTTATTGATTCATTACTTTTACCATTAGAGTTTAAAACGAGTAATGAATCATCTGGTCCTTTTAAATTTTTAAATATATCTATTGTCATTTTACCATTATCATTTATTAGTTGATTTGTAACAATTGAATTAAAAGACATATATATTAATATAAATTAATTTTTAATATATATTAAATTTGTTTGAAAATAAAATATCCGAATAAGGATTACTTACAATTTTATCAATATATATAGGTTTTGTATAAATATTAGGTTTTTTTGTTTTCCAATAATAATTTATTTTTCTACTAATTTTTACAATATATTCTCCAGTTAAGTTTCTTAATTTATTAACTTGATTTTGTAATTTATTGTCATTATCTTCTTGGTTTTCAATTGAAGGTTGCATACTTATTATAATAGACATAAGTTCATTAATAGCTTTATTTCTCCTATATATAGCATTATCATATATATTTTTATGTAAATTAGTACTATTATTAGTAAATACATATAATTTTAAAAATTGGTTAATATTACGTAATGAATTATTAAATGCTGATTCATTAAATTTTTTTAAATTTATTATATCTGAATAAATAGTTAAAATTTCAATATCATTATTTAAAAATTTTAAATTATTATTATCAATAGTATATAATTTATTTTTAAACATTTTAAAATTATCCATAATTAAATTAGCATTGTATTTAATATATATAAAAATAATAAATATTGAAATGATAAATGATAAAGCAAATCTATATGTAAATAAATTAGGAAAATTGTTAATTGTAATTACTAAAAACAAAAATAGTATAAAATATTTAAAATAATCTTGCTTATTTTGTGTTAATTTTAATAAGCTAAAAAAATTCATATAATATATATTAAGAAGATATTAAAGAGTCTTATAATCTATAGCATTATAAAGATATTAGAATTCGCTAATATTATGAAGATATTTGATATTTACTATTTGCTATTTGCATTATGAAGATATTTGAATTATATGTATAAGAAATCCAAACAAAATTAATGACAATCCAAAATATATTGACCTATTATTTTTAATAAAAATATATATTAATTCTGAAAAAAAATTCTTTAATCCAATAAACCATCGATTTGTATCATCAATGTCATTAAAATATGTTGAAAATTTACGTGAATTTGCTATAAAATATGTCAATTCCTTAATTATTTGATTCATATTTAAAGCCCAATTTTGAAACAATTTTTTTAATGGTAAATTTAGAAAATCTCTACTTTTTTTTTGTTCCTGAGAAGCTAAATTGCTGCGAATATCTAAATTATTTATAATATTTCTTTCATTTTTACTTAAATATTTATCTACATCCATATTTTCAGCATTCATAATAATATATAATATTAAAAGATTATATTATATTATTATAAAATACTATAATTATCGAGTCTTAAAAGAGGCAAAATATAATAATAATAGTTATATTTTAAATTATATTTAATTTTTTCATACATGTTGTGAATTTTATATTTAAATAAAAAATATAATATAAAAATTATTGCTATAACTATCATAATCTCTATTTTTAATAATGATATCATATACTATATATTATATTATATTTTATATTTTATATTTTTTGAATAAGATCTACATGAGATAATAAATGTCTCCTACAGCAATATCTATCAATGCCTAATTTTTGAAAAATTTCAATATTTTTTGTATCTTTTCTAGAAAGAATATCTTCTAAATCGGCAATTACTTCATTATTAGATTGATTTTTATTAATTTCATTTAATCTTAAATATTCTTTATATAGAGAAGCTAATACTTTATTACATGTAAAACATCGAATTGGAATAATCATTTGTTATTTTATATATATAAATAAAATAATTTAAATAATCAAATTTATTTATATAATAATACTTTAAGAAATATAGTTATATAAAATAAAGATATGTCTTTAAAAATATTTGAAAGTAAAATATTTAAGTCTGCTTATGCATTTTTATCTAAATTAAAAAAAGATAAACAAGGTGGTAATATACAGATATTAGAACCTTTAACAACTATAATAACACTTGCAATTATATCATTTAAAAATATTGGAACTAAAATAGCGGTAAGTTCAAATAAAATTTATATACAACCCCCAAATGTAATTCAAGGTCCCATAAGATGGACATATGGTAATAATAGAGAAGAAATACATTTTTTATTGAAACCTATTTTTAGAGCTATAAAAATTTATAAGCCAAATGACAATGATGATATATGTGCAATATTTAAATATGCCATTAAAGGACTTTTATTATTAAAAAATAGTTATGATAATTCATCATCAACATTATGTCATGCTATTGATTTATATATTAATTTAATTGATACAAGTTTAAAAAGTCCTGAAATTAATATTGATAAATATAGTGGTATCGAATATTTCAAAAATAATTTAAATTTAAGTCAAAATACTAAAGTAAATTTAGATAAATTATTTATAAATATTTGGAAAGAAAATGAAATAAAATTAATATCAAATATGTTAAAACTATCGGAAGCAAATAATTTAGAATCTAAAAGTTATATTTCAGCTATAGAATCTATTTTATTAACTAAAAAAAATATAGTAAATAATATAATATTAAATACTAATAAAATATTCTAAGTTAAAATATTTTTATTAATTTATAATTATTATTTATAAACTATGAGTACATCAACGTATAATGAAAGAATTTTATTTAATATGGTAAATCAATTAAAAAAATATTTAGGCGAAATGCAACAAGAAATAGATACTATCAAATTAGCATTAGAAGTAAAAATATCTGGCGGCGATAAAGGACCATGTGGTGACAAAGGACCATGTGGTGACAAAGGACCATGTGGTGACAAAGGACCATGTGGTGACAAAGGTGTCAATGGCAATAATGGAGACAAGGGTGCTGTTGGTGATAAAGGTGCTAATGGTAATAATGGAGACAAGGGTAATGTTGGTGATAAAGGCGCTAATGGAGACAAAGGTATTGTTGGTGATAAAGGTGCTAATGGCAATAATGGTGAAAAAGGTGCTAATGGGGATAAAGGTGCTAATGGGGATAAAGGTGAAAAAGGTGCTAATGGCGACAAAGGTGCTAATGGCGACAAAGGTGCTAATGGCGACAAAGGTGCTAATGGCGACAAAGGTGCTGTTGGCGAAAAAGGTGTCAATGGAATTAATGGGGATAAAGGACCTATTGGTGATAAAGGATTAAATGGGGATAAAGGACCTATTGGTGATAAGGGATTAAATGGGGATAAAGGACCTATTGGTGATAAGGGAGCACCTGGTTCATAAGAAATTATAATTTTCTACAAAGTCTTTAAGATCATTTTCATAACAATTTCCAATTGTTGCAATATTCATTTTATTAAAATTAAAGTATTTTCTACAAATACGTCTTATTTGTTTAGGAGTGATATTGTTATATTTATCTAATATATATCCGAAATTAAGAATTGGTTTGTAATCCAATAATAATTGTTTGCCAAAATAATCAGATAAACTATGAGAATCTTCTTTTTCTATTATTAAATTCCCTCTTAAAAATCCTTGGGCATTTTCTAATTCTTTATCTAATACTTTTTGACTTTTTAGTCTAATTAAATTTTCAAGAATTATAGGAATACAGCCTGGTGTAATTGTTTCAATTTCTATATTTTTGGTAAACAAATTATTAATATTATTATCAATTGTGCTATCATCAATCATGTTATCATTAATTGTGTTATCAACAATTGAATGATTATTTTTTATAAATAAACTGTTTTTATCTACACTAGTATATATTATGAAATTTCCACATTCTTTATAATACGATAGATCTATTGAAACATTATATGATAAACCATTTTTTTCTCTTAAATCGGTGAATAATCGGGAACTCATATTACCCGCAAGTATAACCTTTATCAAATCTAAACAATATCTATCTTGTGTGGATATACCTTCAATTGGAAAACCTAATGAAATATGAGTTTGTTCTAATTTTCTAAATATTGAACTATATCTTCTTTTTGTTTGTATTTTTAAAGGGGTATAGTTAGTTAATTTAAAATTTTGTATAGGATATTTAGGAAAAAAAGAATTATTTATATTTTCTTTAATTATATTGATTTTTAAGTTTGAACATATAGAAATTATAATATTATTAGAACTATAATATTTTTTATAATATTCATAAACTCTATTTTTATTATAATTTGAAATTTTTTCATTAGTACTTCCTATCGAATGTTCTAAGGGGTGATCTTTATAAATTAATTCATAAATTTTATCTGAAATTAGGTCAGCTGGGTTATCTCTTGCTCTACTTATTTCTTCAATTACCACTTGTTTTTCAATTTTCACATCATCATCATCTATTTTAGAATTTAATAACATATCACTTAATATATCAATTCCCTTTTTAAAATATTTACTATCCAATTTTACAATATATGATGTTAAATTTTTATCAGTATATGCATTAAAATATGCACCAATAGAATCTAATTCACCTGAAATATTTTTGGATTTAGGTCTTAATTTAGTTCCTTTGAAAAGCATATGTTCTAAAAAATGAGAAGCTCCTGTTAAATCATCCGGTTCATTTCTTTGACCAACTTTGCAAAATACCGAAATTGATGAAATATTATTATCATTTCTAGGTATATATATAACTTTTATACCATTATTTAAATTAAATATATTATAATCTATATCCATATAAATAATATATATATTAAAAATAAGATTCTTTATTTTTTTAAAAACATTATTAAATCATTTTTTTTCATATAAGTAATTAATTCTTTTAAATTACCTATTGTATAATAATAATATTTTGAAACTATAAAATTTTTTAAATCATTTTCAATACCAAAAAATAAATAGTTTAAACTATTTAATTTAAAATTATTTATTAATTTATTAAATATACTAGGATCATCCATTATATATATAAAATTCGTATAACAATAAATATACATATAATCATATATTTTATTAGCTTTGTAATATCGAATATTTTCATGATAATATGATTCGGTAATTTGTTCAGTTATTACAATTGCATCACAATTATTATTATTAAATTTAATAGATTGAATTTTATTTTTACTATTACATATAATTGTTAAATCTTTGTTATGATTATCATTATTTATTTTATATAAATTTAAATCCCATAATAATTTTTTACTAAATAAATCTTGATTTCGGGGCAGTCTGCAATCGCTATCTGAAACATCTGCTATTAATAAATTTGGATATGAAACAAATGTGTTATTTAAATATATATTTTGAATAAATTTAAGTGGTCCAGAATCAAAAGGTAGATTAAATTCTAAAATTTGTTTAATTATTATATCATATATTTTTGAATTAATTATAAGACCAAATGCTCCATCACATTTATCAATGGGATGATAATATATTTTTTTTAATATATAATTTACATTTTTGTTTTTAATATTTTTATCATTAGCACCTAAATATAATAATTTCCAATCAGTTACATTATTTATAAATTTTATAAATTGTTTTTTAAAATCCTTAATAAAATAAATGTCATCTTGAAATACTAATATATTTTCATAATTATATTTTTTAGCATCTAAAATCATGTTTAACATTGAATATAAAATAGATAAACTTCCAGATGATGGGATATTAAAATTTTTATTTATATTTTTATAAAACCTATATATAACTTTTTGATTAAAATCATTACCATCTATCGCAAAAAAATGTTCAAATGTATAAATACCTATTTCATTTAATCTTTTTACTATATTTTTATATCTATCATCTCTACGATATAAATTTAATATATAAATATGGTCTATATGGTCGTATATATATTTTTCAGATTTTAAATATATTTTATGTTTTATATGATCTATTTTTTTTAAATTTTTAATATTATTAATTAATACATTTTTATCAATAACAAACTTATTTAAATACTTTTTAACTTTAATATTGCAATATTTTATATTAATATTAATAGGTATTATTTCAAAATTTTCATTATAATATTTACAATAGGTGATTTTTTTTTTAAAAAAATCATTATCAATTAAACTATTATTTTTTAAAGTACATATATAATTAAATTTTGTATTATTATTAATAATCTCATTATAATTTGTAAATTTTAATAATTTTATATTGTAATTTTTAGATAATCCATTTATTTTGTCATTAAAATTATCAATATATATTTTGATATTTTTATTATTTTGATAATAATTTATAATATAAAAAAGTTCTAATTGTGATATAGTTTTATAATATAACAATACTTTGGGTTGTATTTTTATTGGTTTTATTGGTTTTATTGGTTTTATTTGTTTTATTGTTATTGTATTATATTTTGGACTATTAAAAATTTTATTAGTA